ATTCGCAAAAATGACCAAAAACGTGAATATCGAAAATTAATTCAAAACTCTGCTCGTTTTGAAAAGATTCGTGATGATATTATTGATTCCATTCTTAAACTTGAAAAAAAGAAACCATTGGAATTCAAGCAATCTCCCCTTCTATCTTCAACTAAAGAAGGATTGGCATTATTCTCAGATTGGCATTATGGTATGGAAGTTGATAACACATTTAACAAATTCAATAAGGAAATCTTCAACCAACGTGTAGAACGATTAGTTAATAAGGTTATTGAATATGGGAAATTAAATAATATTTCAACTTTACATGTTGCACAACTCGGTGATATGGTGAGTGGGATTATACATGTTTCCACAAGAGTCCAATCCAATGAGGATGTTATTGAGCAGATTCAATATGTGTCAGAAGTGTTGGCTGAAGTATTAAGTAAATTTGCTAATGAGTTCAACAATATTAAATACTACAATGTTATCGGTAATCATGGTCGTATTGGTCGCAAGGATGAAACTGGACTAAAAGAAAACTTTGAGTATCTAATCCCTTGGTATCTTGAATCACGTTTAAGAAACTTCGATAACATTGAAATCATTACTGATAAAGATGGTTATATTGCATCTAATATTTTTGGTGAAGATGTCGTTTATGTTCACGGAAACTTTGATCGAATAGATCAAGCAGTTAATCGACTCCCTCAAATTCTTGGGTTTGTTCCTGATTATATTATTGGTGGGCATATTCATCATAACTATGAAAAAGAATATGGGAAAACAACTTGCATTACCAATTCAAGTTTAATTGGTTCTGATGATCACTCTACCCAAGGACGTTACGGTGGTAAGCCATCTCAGAAATTTATAGTATTTGATGAAGAACAAGGTTTAGAAGCTACTTACATAATTAAATTATAATGAATAAAAGGAGTCTTTTAATGTCAGTGCATCCTTTCAAGAAAAGTGATTGTGACTGCCCCGTCTGTGAAATATTCAATGTTTACTTTGATGATGTTTTAAATGCGGATAGCCCTGAAGATTTAGAACAAATTGTTCGTTCTCTTATTCGACTTAGTTATGATGAAGGTCTTCGTGATTGTCTTGCTATGGATATTGCTAACAAGGTTGAATTGCTCCAAGCATTAGATGAAGAGGATTAATTATATAGGTATCACAGTATGACTGTGCGCTACCTCCTGAATGTATTACATTATTAAGGAGGTTATATTATGGATTTTTTATTAGAAGAAGAAAAACCAAATTCTTTACTTGAGAAAGTTGAAAAGGAATTATTTAATGATCGAATTATTTATCTAAATGAGGATATTTCTGCTTATACAATCTCTAATATTGTACCTTTAATTGACAAAATAAATAAAATTGACGAAGGTAAAGAAATTGCAGACCGTTCCCCTCTTCATCTGTATGTCACAAGTTATGGTGGATCAGCATATGACGGGTGGGAAATTGTAGATGCTATCGAAAATTCAAAAACCCCTGTTTATACATACGTACGTGGATATGCTATGAGTATGGGATTGCCTATTTTCTTAGCTGGACATAAGCGTTTCCTTGGGAAAAGAGCAAGTCTCCTCTATCACGAATTACGTGGTGGGGCGCATGGTACTAGACAAGAAGTTAAACGCCTAGATAAAGAATATGACCGTTTGCAGAAATTATATGATGATTATGTAATATCAAAAACAACTTTGACTCAAGAATTACTCGATGAACTTCAAGAAAAAATTACTGATTGGTATATTGGATTGGAAGACGCTAAGAAATACAATATGTTTGACGAGATTATTTAAGATCAAAGAATACTTTAGATGGAGTGACCTGATTCTTTAGGTTGCTCTTTTTATAAGGATTCTTTTTTCAGAAAGGGGGAAAAAGGAATGCCGACAAAGAAGAAAAAACAAGAAGTTGAAAAATTATTATGTGTTGGTGAATGTGGAAAAGAAAAACGACTTACAGAGTTTTATATGTCATCCTCCCCCGTTCATCCATTTAACAGATACCCTATTTGCAAAGATTGTTTACTTAAAAAAATAGATGTTGATGATATAAATAGTCTCCAAGAAACATTGATTGATATGAATAAACCATTTATCAAATCACTTTGGGATTCTACATTAGAAAAATGTAAGGAAACAAATAAAGAACCATTTGGTACTTACATGAAAAATTTAAGTCTTAAAGATAAGAATGCGACATGGAAAGACAGTGAATTTGATATTGTTCAAAAAGATAATCTCGGTAAAGTTGAAGTATTAGATAAAGTTGAAACTAACCAAGATAGACAAGATGTTATTAGGATGCTCGGTTATGATCCATTTGAAAATGAGTCTAAAAATGACAGATTAAAATTATATAGCAGACTTATTGATTTTTTAGATGAAAGTACACTTGAAGATGGATTAAAACTACAATCCGTAATTGAAATAGTAAAAGGATTTAATCAATCCGACAAGATAAATGATGCTATTACCACTATAACTAATGATATTTCAAAATTATCAAGTGGTACTACAAATATTAAAATGTTAATCGAAGCTAAAAAAAATATATTAACTTCAGTTCTTAACTTAGCTAAAGAAAATGGCATTTCTGTTAAACATAGTCTCGATAAAAGTAAAGGTGCAGGAACACTTTCTGGAATAATAAAACAGCTTAATGAAAAAGGTTTAGAAGATGCTGATATAAACATTTACGATATTGAAACTTATGAAGGTATGAGAAAGGTCGCTGACATAAGTAATAGAAGTATCGTTGAGCAATTAATGCTTAATGAAAATGATTATACAGAAATGATTAAAGATCAAAGAGATATGATTAGAAATTTGGATGAGAGATTAATTGAACTTGAAGAAGAAAATAGATTATTGAAAATAAAAATTAAACAATATGAGTCGTATGATAATTAAATTTATACAAATAGGATATTTTGTTTGAGAGGAGATGATGCCAGCCATGAACTTAAATATAAAAAAAACAAAACAGGAAATATCCCAAAGAAAACTAGAAGGCTTCTTGAAATTAGCAGAAATTATTCAATGGGGTCGTAAAAATCCAGTAAAGTTTTGTGAAAGATTCTATGGCATAGATTGACTTTCTCGACAATCAAAAATATGTATTTATGATGAGTTGGGTAACTCCATTTAACGTTTGGTGTCAAAGTCGTGGTAGTGGAAAAACAACTATGCTCGCTCCATTCATTATGGCCAAGACAAATTTAATACCGAATTTTCAGACATATATTATGAGTGGTGTTGGATCTCAAGCACAAGAGGCATTTTTGAAAATAGAAAAGATAGCTAAACGTGAAATAGCATCTTTTACTGGATTAACTGATATTTTCTATAATGAAACTGTCAAAAGTGCTGCTAATACGGATGGCTTCACTCACAACCCTGCCTCATTCCAATATAAATTATACAATGGAAGTGCTTTAAATTCTTTGAATGGTGCATTCGACAACAACCGTTCAAAAAGATCGAATTTAAACGTTTATGACGAATCTGGGTTTGCTCCAGAAGAATTGTTTGTAACTTCTCTTCCCTTCATCACTCAAGATAGCAATTTTAAACTTGGTGGAAATGTGGATGTAAGTTTGTTACCTAAAGAGTTCCCTAACCAAGCTATTTTTGCCTCATCTGCATCTAGTACAGATACTTACTTCTATAAGGTATATAAAGATTATGCTAAGAAAATGTTTCTTGGGGATAAACGTTATTTTGTTGCTGATATTAATGCTGAAATAGTAATTAATGCAACATTTAATGGTAAAAAGTATGGCGTTGGATTACTTAAACAAGAAGTAATTGATGATGCGATGAAAAAGAATAAAGAAAAGGCTTTGCGAGAATATTACAATAAGTTTTCAACCGAGGGTGGAGAAAATCAGGCAGTTAAAAGGGCTACTATTATTAGAAATTCCGAATTAAGATTGCCTGTTTTATATAACTCAAATAAAAGCCAATTTGTAATTGCATATGACCCTGCTAGATCATATGACAACTCAGTTTGTATGGTTGGTGAAATTTATTTTGATGAAAATGTCGGTTATAAAATGAGAATTTGCAATGGAGTTAGCTTTGTTGATATATCAAAAAAGAAGAAAACTCCAATGAGAACTCCTGAACAAGTCAGACACGTAAAACAAATGTTATTAGACTACAACGGTAAAGAAGCAGCAGATTATGAGAATGTTACACTTATGATTGACTCTGGGGCTGGTGGCGGTGGTCACATAATAGCAGATAGTTTTATGGAAGAATGGGTAGATATTCAAGGTAAGTCTCATAAGGGATTAATTGATAAAAAAGAAAGCATTGATTATGTTCATAAATTTCCAAACGCAGTTGATAAATTAAAATTAATGAATCCTAAAAAGTATAAAAATGAAATGTATGATGCATTAGTTGAAATGCTTGGATTAGATTTAATTTCTTTTACAGAAGAATACGATTCCAAAGGACATTTAACTTTATTTGACAATATTGAGTTTGAATATGAAGATGACCAAAAGAATAAGAAAAAAGAAGTTGAATTAAAACAAAAAATACATACACTCTCCTTTGATGAAGAATTAGCGCTATTAAATATTGACTTTGCTAAAGAAGAACTTGTTAATATTTATCGTTATGATAGTCCTTCGGGTGGATATAGATATAACCTTTCTCCCGACAAAGAAACAAAAATGCATGATGACCGAGCATACTGTTTAGCTATGTTAGGATGGTATTTACAACAATTAAGAAGAGATAATATCGTGAACAAGAAAAACGATAAAGGAAATGCCTTAGATTACCTCTTTATAAATTAACATGAAAGGAGTGAACTTATGACTGATGAAAATAAAAATGAACATGATGACAAATTAAATAATGATAATAAGAAGTTTGACTTCTCTTTATTCAATAGTCGTGCTAATGGTGGTACTGCTGCAGATTTGTTGAATGCTATGGGATTCTATAATAACCCTTTTTGGCGAAACGAGATATTAAAGGAGTTAACGTCCACTCCTGCTAAGTATAGTCGTGATAAGGTCGTAAAGTTATTAGAAGATCCTGTTTACAATGAGAAAGCATTAAAAGATTTAGCTCAGTATCTACTAAATACATCCAATCATTTCAAACGTTTAGTAGACCATATGGCAAAAATATTAGACTTTAGACATATGCTTATTTGTTTGAATCCTGATGATTCAACTGCTTATGTAAAAAATAAATCTAAAGCATTAGATTGGCTAAATAAGTTTAATGTTGAATATGAGTTCGGAAAAATAATGCGAACTATTATTGGTGAGGAAACAGCATTCTATTATTTAAGAGAATCTAAACAAAGAGTTACACTTCAACGTATGCCAACAGACTATTGTAAGATTGTTGATTTAACTGATTTAGGTTATCAATATGCTTTTGATATGACTTATTTCATGAGGCCAGGTGTTAACCTTGGTGCATTTGCACCTGAGTTTCAAGATTTTTACGATGAATTCATTAATGGTGACACTTCAGTTCCATTCTATTGGAAAGACATGCCTCCCGAAAAGGCATTTGTTTTCAAATGGGATGAAAACTTTGCAGGTATTATTCCTGTTTTAATTGGTTTATACCTTGATACATTACAGATTGCAGAGTATAAAGATTTATTGATGACTAAAACTGTATTGGAAAATTGGAAAATCCTATTCCAACGTATTCCAATGAAGTCAGGTGATAAAGCAGAAAAAAACGACTTCTTAATTGACCCTGATACTGCTGGTGAGTTTCAAAAAATAATTAAACAAATACTTCCTAAAGGTGCTTCAATTATCACTAGTCCAATGGATATTGAGGCCATTGATTTTGAAAATGCTGAGACTAAAGATGATATCGTAGGTAATGCAGAAAGACAATTTTGGGGTTCATCAGGTTCATCCCCTCTTCTATTTGGAGCTTCATTAGATTCATCTGCTGGATTATCAAGTAACATTATTGTTGATGAAAATTTTGTCATACATATGTACGAACAATTTTCCAGATTCGTTAATTTTCAATTAAGTAAAGTAACTGGCAAACATTCTTTTGTTATTGAATTCATGGGTGCTACTAGATTCAATAAAAAACAGCAATTTGATGAAGCAATGACAATGGCTCAAAGTGGATTGGGGTTAACATTTGTTGCTCATGCAAAGGGATTAAAACCAGGATACATTGAGAATTTGCTCAAAATGGAACAATTATCTGGAATTAAACAACTTTTAGAACCTCTCCCCTCTTCTCATACAACTTCACTTAGTCAAGGTGGTAGACCACAAAATGACGATACTAATTTAAGTGATAATGGAGTTAAGACTAGGGATAATGAGAGTAATAACAATAATTAATTATTATTCCATTAAAGGAGGTGAGTAAGTGATAAAGAATTGCAGCATTCCTATTAGGTATGAGCAACAACAATTCAATGATGATAGGTTTCTAAAACTAAAAATCTATGTAATGCATGATGGAATCAACTTAAACTCATCTAATTTTGAATTTGATGCTATTGAATCAGCAAAAGATACAATTAAAAATATACCTATTCTCGCTTTCGTTAGAGAAATTGACGGTGAAAATGAAAAAGATTTTGCTGGACACGAAATGGAATTAATATTCAAAGATGATGAGTATAAATTTAAATATTTAGGTAGACCTATTGGAGTAATACCTGCTGACAATAACAATTATCATTATGAAGTAATTGATGATAAAACATATGTGGTTGTTGATGGTTATGTATGGAAAGACTATGCCAATGACGCTCTTGATATTTTAGAACAAGATCAAGTAAAGTCACAGAGCATGGAAATTAACGTTGATGAATTTTCGTATTCTGATGATGGTGTAGTTAATATTCTCCAATATAAGTATACTGGTGTTTGCTTACTTGGCGATGACGTTCCTCCAGCGATGGTTGATGCTAGAGCTG